AGTACCAACCTTGTACTCCTGACCCTTTGCAACGTCAACAGCCATTTCGAGGTCGAAACGAGTTTCAACATGACCAGTCTTAACGTTGTTACCTGTCAAGGAAGTAAGACCACCACGAGTCCAAGTAGCGATAGGAGTATCTACGCCAGCGGGAATTACGAATGCAAGACCAGCAGGGAGATAAGTAGCGAAGTTATTACCATCATCGGTCATCTTGGTGAGGTTGTAGGGGTTAGGCATTTCAGCGAGAACTGCGCCGTTGTATGCAGAGAGCATACCGGTCTGTGCGAGTTCGTTCATTACCTTCTCGGAGATACCAGTGATAGTAGTGTTGTTAATCTGACCAACGTAACCTGCCCAGCCGTTGAACTGGGAGAGGATTGCGTAGTCACCTACGATAGTAGGCTTACCGTTTCTACGAACCGCACCGAGAACACCGTCTACACCAGTCTTTGTAAGACCAGCACCCTCGAATGCGTACTTAACACCAGTAGCGTTCTTGATAGCATTGTAAACACGAGTTACAATAGCAAGAACAGCCTTGTTTCTGATGTCGGTCTTAACACGAGCGATACCCTCATTCTCCTTCTCCATGTTACCGAGAGCAATCTTACGATAGTCTACTGCGTAACCACCAGAAACGGTGAAAGTAGGAACAGGGTAAACTTCCTTTGTGATAGCAGGAAATACAACGTCACCACCAGCAGCCTGCTCACGAGAGCCTTCGCCAACGTGGTTGTAAACCTCACGCTCAATAGTCTCATCAGCACCTACGTTCTGGTAAGAACCGAAGATGGAGAGTAACTTGATTTCTTCGAGAATAGGTGTCTCGATAACAAATCTACGGAGAGTGTTCAACTCTGCAACTGCGCCGTAGTCGCCATTCTCGGCACGAACACCGAGGTCTTTGATGTATGCAACGGCAGTGTCAGCCTTTGCACCGAACTTGTCCAAAGACTCGCCTCTAACCATTGCAGAGAAAACTTCTACAACAGGAGAAGCCTTGTGGAACTTGCCGCTGAATGCGTCTGCATCTCTGCGAACATTATTAAGTTCATATGTAGTTTTAATCATAATACGTTATCCGTCCTTTCGATAATTTTGTTTTAATTAAGCAAAGCAAACCTTTGCCTTAACTGCCTTACCGGTCAATGTGCAAGTGTCAACAACCTTGAAGTAAGCACCAGAAACGGGAGTCTCATCATCAACTTCGAGAGTACCGTCTGCTGCGATTGTGAGGATAGCATCCTTTGCACACTCGCCAGTTACGTGCTTGCAATCAATAACGAGGTTCTGACCATCCCAAGCCTTCAAATTGAAGCCATTGAGGAACTGACCTGCCTTGATAGTAACATCTTCCTTGTAGCAGTCATCGCCAGCCAAAGTATTGGCTACGAGATATGTTTCACCGTCAACGGTGATAAAAGCGTAATTCTTAACATCTTTGTCGGATGTGAGAACAGGATTAACCTTTGCCACATCGAGCATTCCAAGAGTTTCAACCTTAATCATAATCTAAATACTTCCTTTCTATATATTAGTTAAAAATATCTTTATCTTCTGCGGGAGTAGAAGCGTCTACGCCGCTGAAAATATCTTCAATATCGGTCTTTGCGGAGTTCTGCTCGTTAGTAACAGAAGTTTCCTTTGCCTTTTTACCGATACCAATGAGAATCTTATCAACAACAGAGTTGATTTCACTCTCAACAGGTTTTTCCATGAAAGCATCAATTTCAGCCTGTGCATATGCCTTTTCCTCATCAGAGTAATCAGCAAGAGCAGCATTCAATTCACCGATGCGTTCCTTTGCCTTCGCTTTTCCGAGGGCTTCACGGAGTTCGTCAAGTTCCTCATACAAGCCATCGAGTTTCTTGTAAGTTTCTTCGAGTTCTTTCTTGCACTCATCAAGAGCAGCCTGAATCTTTTCGGAGTTTGCAGAGATTTCTGCCTTCTCATTTGTAAGATTCTCAATTACCTCATTCAGTTCAGCAACCTTCTTATCGCAATCTTCCTTGCACTGATTGATTTCAGAAGTGCAGTTTGCCATTGCGGAGACAGTCTGCTCAACGAGAGCCTTGATTTCAGATTCGGTCATTTTATCTATGTCCTCCTTTTGCATTTCGTTAAGTTCAACTAATCTTGCGGAGTCATCTGCGGGTGTGATGCCGAGTAAAGCATATCCAGAATGTATGAATTCAGTTGGGATTCTACCTTTGTCCTTGTAGCCATATTTGTAGACAATGCCCTCGTTTTCAGCGGTACGCAAAATCTCAACGCTACCATTAGGATAAATCCCATTTGCGATATTCTCGTCTAACTTCTGACAGAAATTGTGATAACAACTGCTATCTATTTCTCCAACGCCGATACAGGCTGTAATCTTTTCGCCGTTTGCAAGTTCCACTTCATCAATGTAACCTTCTTCAAACGTTCCGATAACAACCGCATTTTCAAAAATAGCAACACCATCAATCACATCTGTCATACCGTGACCACAGAGTTCGGTTCTTTCGTCATCAAGAAATTCGCATTTCAAACTCATACCTTTGATGCTCGGCAGTGCCTTTTCGCAATATTCTTTAAGCCAGGTAATACCATTGCGGTTATACATAGTACCAACTTCATTTTCCTCATCTACACAACTGTCGGGATAAATACGGTACAAAATTGCTTTGAATTTGCGTCTACCATTTTGACCTTTTTCACTTGTTTCATTAAAAATCTCAAATGTTTTCATTCATTCTCACCACCTTTCGTATTGACTCTCCATATATAAAAAAGATATATTTCAATCCTTCTTATTGAATTTAAGTGCCTAATTTATAGGCGTTTATAATAAAAAAGAGCGGTATTAACCGTTCTGATAATTGCAGTTTTCGTCCGATATTTTATAGATTAAAAACGACTAACTTTTAATGTTTGTCGCTTGGACTTGGCACACTGTTACCATTATTATTTCTTGTCTGCATAGCACTATCGGTAGGATTATCCGTTATAGGTCTACCGCTTTTGTCTTTGCTGGAAAGAGTATAACTCGTCTGGTGCGGTTTGTATTTCTCGTAGATACCCTCGTCAATCTCGTCATCGAGCATAGCATAGAATGCATCGGGAGCAATACCACAAGCCGCCGCCCACAAGGTCAAACTACCGCAACCCTCCAGATAGAGAGCCTTTGCGTTTTCGACCATTGCTTTTTGGTTTACATAAGTAATGGGAAGATATTTTACCTCAACCCAGTTCTTTCTATCGTCAACAATACAATGAGCAATACACTTGTTCAGTTCGGCTGCAATCTGGTCAATCCATTGGAACAACTGCGCCGTAAGCAATGAGAGGTTATTTTCTTGCGAAGAATAACTTCCCGAAGATGAACCATCAAGAAGGGAACTTGCAATACCCATTCCTGTGGCAATCTTGTCTCCAAGATTTGCTTCATATTTTTCATCGAAAATATCTGTACTTCCAACGGTAAGTGAGTCTAACTTTGTTCCTGCGGCAACAGAGAAGAAAGAAGTACCGCCACGATTATTTTTGTTCATAACGGCATTCTTAACTGTCTTATGCTGGTTCTCTTGCTGTGCTTTTGTAAGGGCGCAAGAGCCTTTATTTTGCCCTTCGGGGAACGTTTGATAGATTACCTTATTGTTTATCTCGTTTAAGACATTTCGCTTTGTAGAGGTAAAATAATCCTCGTAGAGAATGTCTCTAATTGCGGCAAGAACAAGAGGTCTGCCGTATTTCTCGCTTAACGAACTACGGATTTTATGTACAATGGTTTTATTGTTATCCAATACGACCCAATTACCGCCAGTAAACCCTTTCTTTGCTCGTCTTGCTTGGTAAGCGTCTCTGATTTCCTTGGGGAATTTTCTTAACTTCTTCTCGGTGCTTTCGCCACGAGCCTCTGTGAAATAATCCAAGTTAAATGCGATTACATAAGAACTATTCTTCCTTCCGATAATCTCTGTATAATCAGAGGGGAGAGAAATGATACTCGCATTTACTCCGAGTTCATTGATTTCAATGATATTGTTAATATCATAGTCAGTGAGCATCTTCTGCATATCGGGTTGATTGCCGGTGGTCTCAAAGTAATAGAAAGCCACACCTTCAGTCATACCACGCCACAGAGCATCACGAACAACTTCTTTATCCTTAATGGTTCTCAAAGTAGAAGCCATAAGTTCCTTGTTTTGCTTTCTCTTGACCTTGTTCTTTCCGTGCGGAATAATGACATTGTAAAGAGTAGGCATAGCGGTCATATAGTCAACCGTGTTTGTATAAATACCGCTCGTGCCGTAAAGAATAAGCGAAATTTCTCTTAAAATCTTAT